TACAACACCACTGCTCATCAATGGAATGTATGGGCAATAAAATGCTGGGGCATCGCTTTCGCTGCTTCCTTTGTATCCAACAATGATTGGATCAGCATCGCTGGCATATGTGTTAACATAAATCTTCATTGCGCCATTCAATGTACCAACAAACTTGGTGTTAGTTGGTGCTTCAAATGTACCTTCTGTTGTACGAGCAAATGCACTTGTTGTAGCACTTTGTAGAATTGTCAGTGTTAATGGACTTACTACTGCCCAGTTAGCAGCACCACGACGTGTGCGTTGAGCAATAATGTTAGCAACACGATTGATTAGAACTGCTAGAGCAGCATGTTCGTCACCAACGAATGTGGCTGTACCACTTACAGTAGCTTGGTCAAAGGTTACTAGAGCATTACCTGCTAGTGTACTAAGACTTTGTAGAATTTCCTGATCGATTTCAGCAGTAATTTCCTGTGCTAGAGCAGCCATAATTTCTGCTTCGATGTCAATGCCTTGTTGGGCTTGTGCATCTTGTGCAGCCTCAAATGTCCAGCGAGCGCTTAACTTACGAGTTTTCGCTTCAACTGTTTGCTTGAGGATCTGAATGCTCATTCTACGACCAGCAATACCTTCCATGGTCGCTGTACTAGCGGCTTTACCACTAGCAGCACCGGAGTACTGTTCAGCAATCTTGAATGGGCTTAGTGCCTCTTCACCAGCTACGGTTCCAACCGCTCCATCAGGCCCTGTGCCAACAGAATCGGCATAACGAACTCTTAGAGTATGGATTTGACCAACTGGTCCAGTTAGTGGTTGTACACCAACCAACTCGTTAGCAATAACGGTTGGCATGACACGACGGATCACTGGAAGGATCACGCGGTTTAATGTTGCGACGTTGCCAGCAGATGTAGTACCAGCGCTTGCGGTTTCTGCGAGATACCTACGAGTATTCTCTAGAGTTACACCCATCACTGATTTCTTTGTGCCTTGGAGGCCTTCGAGTAGAGCCTCTTTTGTCTCCTGCCAACGGTTTGTTAGTAGTTCAGACATTTCTTTCTCCTTAATTAAGTCCAGCTAGGCGACGGATATCAACGATGTTACTATCGGGTGCGCTGCTGTTTGTCTTTTCTGCGGTAACCTTGTTACCTGTCATTTCTTTTGCCTCTACAAGTGCCTGTCTTTTCTTGGTTATACCAGTACTACCTTCTATAAGAGTTGGTAGATACTTGTTAAAACTTTCTGTTAGTCGTGTTGTTTGTACGCTTTCTAAAAGTTCACTCATAATTCCCTTTTGTTCTGCGTTTAATGGAGCAAGCAGTTCACCCATTACTTCTCTACGCTGGGCTGCTTCTTTTAGACGACGAATTTCCATTTCCTTGGTTTCTATAACTCTCTGTGCTTTCACTGCCACTGTATTAGCCATAGTGATAGCAGAGTCTTTCTTGTTTATAACCTTGAGCAATTTACTTGTTTCTGATTTCTCATTCAAGTAACTATTCTGGTATTCGTTGCTAAATGCTTCAAAAATCTTACGACCAAAGTCTGCCTTACGGGCTGCTTCAATGTCCTCTTTGAGTTGTACAAGTTCTTTATTCAAACTTTGTGTAACAACTTGCTCGACCATTACTGCGGCACGTTTAACAAATTCTTTTTTCATTTTTGCTAACTGACCACGTCCTTCACGGATTAACTTGATCTTAGTGTTAGCAAGGTCCTTCTTATCTGCATAAAATTCTGCAATTTCATTAGCGAGTGCTTCAACCACAAATTCTTCTAACTTGAAGAACTTTCCAGCCATAGACTTTTGATCTTCATGCAATTCTTTTACTTCTTTGGCGAGACTACGTGTGATGAACTCTTTGAGTACAGCACTGTCTTGTCTCATTTTTATTGCATATTTGGCTTTGGCTTCGGCTAATTGTTTACGGTCTTCTGCGAACTCGGCAATTTCAGGCGCTAGTTGATCTCCTACCATTCTGTCAATGGCTTCAATCATGATTGTACGATCATGCTCATAACGCTGAGCAAACTCTTCCCTTAATTGTTGTGTTACTTGTTCGCGATTTTCGGTAACACGGGCTTCCCATGCTTCCTCAATTTGAGCTCGAATGTCTTCGCTAATCACATTGTTTTCAAATAAGCCTTTTAATACATCCAACATGTGATTCTCCTCTTGTTATCGGAGCTTGCCTATTACTGCTAATAGGCTCTCTTTAATGTACTTCTGTGCTTTGGGATCATTCTTCACTTCCTCCGCTATGCGTAAGGCTCTAAGCCCACCACGATTATTCATCAAGTGTTCATAGATTGGTGTTGGATATGCCCCAGGCGCACTAGGTTGAGCTACCACATCCACTGTGATAATCTCAAAATCACTGACCTTGCCAGTACCATCTCCACTGACATTGCCGGATCCTCTACTACTTACTCCCAACTTAACTCCACTTTCTAACATGGTACGAACTAATTGTCCCATGGGTGTTGGAAGTATTTTGAACTTTCCATAACCATTTGGACCGTCCATCCACATTTCTGTAATCATGTGGCTGACTCGGTCCAAATTAATTTTTAAATCATCTGGATGATCTACTTCACCGAGAACGCTATACCCTCCTGATATCTGATCGTTCAAAGTTTTGACAGCTCGCTCTATCTCATCAACAGGATATATTCTCTGGTTGGCATTTTTAATACCACCTTGAATACAAATACCTTTCATAAAAAGGTCTTTACCATTTTCACCTTGACTTTCGACCACGACACGAGCCTGATCGAAACTCAAGTTTTCACGTAAGTAGCTCATCTATCTGTGTTTACTTGGCTCTTTTTGGTGCGCCGTTGATTGGACTCTTAGTATTGATGCTACCTGCACCACCTACTGGACCACCTGTACCAGCACCCCATGTCTTGCCTTCTGCTTCACCTTTCTTCTCAGCACCATGTCCAGGCTCTTTCTTCTTGAACGCTGTTTTGCCTGCTTTACCACCAGGAACATTGATGTTACCACCATCCTGTAATTGTGGCTTAGTCTGCTTGAAAACGCCATTGCCTTCAATTGTGCTGCCTGCACCTACTTCTTTGCCCTTATACTCACCACCATTTAAAATGTTGGCTGTTGTACCACCCATATCATTTTTCATGTTATCAATGATACTTTTTGTGTTGGCACCATCATCACCCATTTTACCCCAGGTGTTATAGTTACCACCACCTACTTTTTCTACATACTCGCGGATGAAGTCTTCATCTGTTTTTTCATCATCTTCATCATCTTCATCTTCATCACGCTTTTCAAAGTACATACTATCCTTTGTAGGCTCTTCTTCATCGCCGGCACCCATGCCCATGTCGTCTCCGCCCATGCCCATGTCATCGCCGCCCATGTCGTCACCACCTTCATCACCCATTAGACTTTCAAATTCGTCTCTTAGGGCTTCTAGTTCTGACTCTAGATCATCTAAACGGTCGCCAAGTTCTCCTTCGCCACCCATATCACCACCCATGTCATCGTCACCGCCCATGTCATCCATGTCACCCATGTCATCATCACCGGCTTCAACATCACCTAACATGTCATCAGTTTCATCACCACCAAAGGCTTCCATTCCTGGCTCTTCTGGCTGTGGCATCATGCCCATGTTTTCTTCAACATCGTCCTCATCGTCATCACGTGACTCTTCGGTTTCCTCTTCTTCAAAATCATCGGCTAATAAATTCTCGTAAATTTCGCGGCTCTTAGCCACAACTATATCATGAAATAACTCTCGTGCTCGAGCTTCCTCATCATTAATAAGGTATTCAAGCATCTGTTCGAACTTTGAACGATCTCCCATTTTGGTCTCCTATAGGTAATGAGCTGTCAACTATTATTTACATATAACTGTAAAAAACGGCATATAATGGTAGAAAATTAACGTATTTTCTTCCATCCTTGCTGTAAAATACCAAACTTTTCGTATGTTATTTCTGAGTAGTTATCATAAGTCCATTTTGGTACAAAAAAATTTGGAACGCTTACTCTTATATATTTAATTTTAGAATTTTCTTTGATTATAGTCTCTGTTTGCTTATACCAATTACCATGAAATGTTGCAGGATCTATACTGCGTTTATAATTTTCTGTATTAGCAAAAACATTATTCAGTTTGCCATCTATTCCTTCAAAATCAAAACCAAAAATATAAATTTCATTAGGTTGATGTTTTGTACATAAATTCAATGCAGTAGGGCCACTACTCCAACCTAAATTAGGATTTATAAAATTAAAATTTTTATATTTTTCCTTAGTAGAAAATGGATAAGTCCATACTTCATGTCTTAATTGATAGCCACTCTTATCTATCTCGTCGATCATTTTACGATCAACTGCAACTAAAAAATCAGGGGTATAATCTCTATAAACAGCATTACAGGCGTAGATAAGACCATATGGTCTTACCTCGTCAAAATCTATATTCAAACGTGTTCGTCCATTACCGAACACAAAATTTCTTCTCATAGTGGCTTACGACGGCACATCCATGCTACATTTTGAAATTCATCACGCATATAATCTTCTAGATTATTACGATCTATTGTATCTTGAATATCTGCATCTGTAATCTCACACCAATTCCATATGCGATGATTGATAGCTTCCTCAAAATATTCAACGTTTCTTACATAATCATGTGCCATAACAAAGTCACCTGGTTTTAAATAATCTGTGAGCAAATTTACTTCCATTTTCTTTAAACCACCATCACAGAGCAAAACTGTAGTACCAGGTCGTTGTAGATTAGAAACAATTTCGTCTTTATTACTATTACGAATATTCTGATAATCATCTGTAAAAAGATTACAAATTCTTACTAAAATACCCTCATTGCTTAACATTGAATACCATCCTTGTGGATGCAGTTCATAACTGATCATTTGATATTCATGTCCAACTTCTTTTAATAAACGATTTAGTGCTAGACTGGTAGCACCTTGTCCGATACCAATCTCAATAACTGTTGTAGGTTTTATTTCATTGAAAAATTTGCGAAAAGGATGTTGGAAATCCTTGTGTTGTTGGCAGATTAGGCCCTCTATAGGACCGTGTTCGAAGGGTTGCATAATTGTCCTTTATAAATGATTAAGCGGCAGGCTGTGCAGGTTCAGTACCGTACATTTTTTGGACAAACTCTAATTCTTCTTCCATCTCTAAAATGTGCGATTCCGATGCCTTACGTAAATCATTTATCTGTCTTAAGGTTAATCTGGTTTTTCTTGTATCACTACGCTGTAATTCTTCAATATCTCGTGCAGAGTCAAATCTGAAATCATTACTGACTTTATTAGTTTCAGGATTAAGATAGAAAAGTTCACGAAGAATCATATTGTATTTATTACATTGGAGCAGGCGCTGTCATAGGACTAGCCATACCTGTTTCTGGGGTCATTGGTTGTCCGGCCATATCTTGTGTCATATCTTCAGGCGCAGTAGTGTCACTGGCCATCTCAAGATCACTGTCGATACCTGCTGCGCTCAATCCTGCACCACGTAACTCACCGCTGGCATCAGTACCGGTAATAGGTGCCATGCCCTTCTCTTGACGCCATAGATTTTCGTTTTCTGCCATCTCTTCTTCACTCAAACCTAAAAATCTCTTCAAGGCAAAACGCTTACTGATATATGGCACTTGTTGTATGGTATTAAATGTATTAATTCTCTGTCCATCCATTTCACTCTGTCTATAAGCAGCAAAGTTTAGTGGTGTCTGGAACTTGATCTCAAATAGACTAGTGTCTATATTAACACCCCTAGTATGTAAAAATCTCTTAAATTCTTCATCAAAAACACTTGTTAACAATGTTTGTAGTCTAATACAATAATTATTAAAACGTAATTCTTGAATGTATGCTGTGCCTACACGACCATCGTTATATTGTTGTTGCCCATCATCTGGACCGCTGGGTAGGTAACTACTAGGTATACGCAATGCTCTAAACAACTTGTTAGTAAAGTACCTTAAATCGTCAATTTCACCAAGATTTTGACCTCCTGCCAGTGTTTCCACCTTACTACCTCTTCCACCTTCAGTCTGTGGGAAGAAATAGTCTTCACCAATGCTCAATGGATTGTAGGCACTGTCAACAATATTCATACCACCGCCATTTTGGCTAGGGATACGACGTTGATGTATTTCATTTTTAACACGTTCTACAAAGGCCATGGCCATGTGACTGGGCATATTTCCCACATCAATATAGAAAATTCTACGCTCTGGAGCACGTTGTATACGATAGATTAAAATGGCATCTTCTAATAATTCTTTTTGTTTATAAACTTTAAAAACTTGTTCTAGCAAACTATTACCGAATGGATAATTGTTATCTAACCCTTCACTCAAACTCAAATGTACAATGTGTGCAGCATCAATTGCCATCTCATTTTCGTTCAAACTAAAGCGATCACCATATTGACTAGGATAAGCACCTGTTGCACCTCTGGACATACCACCACCAGCAATATAATTACTACCACGATTATTAGTTTGATGAGGACTCTGCTGTATTTGTGTGGCTACAAGATTTTTAAAGTTTGGGCTTAAATCTCGAATTACATACTGTTCTGGCTTTTTTCCATCACTTTCGTTGACAATAATCTTAACCATCTTACTGGGATCGACATAAAACCATTTTTGCGTTTCAGGATCACGAATAAACCAACTGTCACCAAATTTAAAAGTATTTCTTACTATACGAAAAAATCTAGTATCAAATTGTTGTAATTTAAACCATTGTTGTAAATATTCTCTAAGCACACGAATTTCTGTATTGGTGGCACGATCTTTAAAACTTAGACTAAACGTAGTGTTATTTTCTTTGTTTTTTTGAGTTGAAAACTCAGCCAAAATATCTAATGCAGAATTTACCTCTGGGTCCATATCCATGGTATCATATTGCATGTATCTTTCAATACGATTAGGTGTGCCTACATAAATATCGGGCAGGAAACTGCTATAATTACTACGAGCTGGTCCTGGTCTATTGCCGCTTCTAGTGCTCAAGGGGCTAATATTACCTCCTTGATCATCAGTATTAACTGGTGTAAAGTATCTTCTCCAACTCATAAATTATGCCTTAAACATTGTATAGATTACCGTTCAAACTCTTTGTGGCTTGAACTTGTTGCTTACTTGCTTCTTCAGTCTTAGTAATCAGTCTTCCTACGCTACTATTTAAGTTATCTAAACTTTTAACCACATCGTCTAGAGTCTTTGTAGATTTCTTCTCTCCACTGTCCTCTTTTTCTTTTTTGGCTGCTTGATCTTTGTCAATTTTATTATCTGCTGCACGTACACTGGCTTGAGTGGCTTTTTTATCTTCATCCTTCTTTTTATTTTCTTGTTCTTTACTACTAGCCATAGCAGCAGCTTGTACTTTAGGCTTGGCAATAGGCATGCCATCTGGACCTAGTGTGAAACCTCCCATATCAATCTTACTATAAGTTGGTGTGCTTTTTAGTCCTTGTTTTTCTACAGGCGCGGCCTGAGGTAAAGTTTTTTGTAGTGATGCCATGGCTTCTGCTACACTGGCATCACCTGTTCTTGGCTCTTGTTGAGGTGGCGGAGGTTCAGCATAATCTATACCTGCTACACTGGCATCACCTGGACCGGCAGCAAAAGCAGCGTCATCTGCCATGGAATCCATTGTCTCTGGTAGTTGTGCAGAAAAATCCTTTAGTGCTTGACTTACATAATCATCCTCATCTTCAGCAAAGGCTGGATCCATTTTTCCACCAATGGCATCACCACCTTCACCATATTCATCTTCTTCAAATTCTTTAAGTCCTTGCACTTGATCAGCAAAATCTTTCATTGCAAGACTAATATAATCTTCTTCTGGTTCTTCAGGTAATACTACATCTTCACCACCTTCACCATATTCATCAGTTTCAAATTCCTTAAGCCCTTGTATCTGATTAGTTAGATCTTCTAAGGCACTGTATTCATCTTCAGCAAAGGCTGGATCCATTTTTCCACCAATGGCATCACCACCTTCACCATATTCATCTTCCTCAAATTCACTACGTTCTGGAATATCGAACAGGGCATTTGCTTCTTGCATAAAAGCATCCTGTGCATCTGCTGCTGCTTCACTAGGCATGTCAAAAAGAGCATTTGCTTCTTGCA